GATACAGTACACATTCCTAAAATCCAAATGGATGGAACAAATGATAAAGCTGCTTCTACTGCAGTAACTTTTTCTATAGCAGGAACAGAAGGTAAAGTAGATTTATCAATTAATAAACATAAATATCTTGCTAATATATTTGAGGATATTGTAGCGATTCAATCAAACTCTGAATTGCTGACTAAATATACTCAAATGATGGGCGAAAGCCTTGCTAGAGGTGTTGAAACTGATTTATGGGCTGAACTTGATGGCTTTCAAACAAGTCAAGATTTAGCAGCAGATAACACATTGGCAGTTGGTGATTTAGAAACATTATTAGCTAATTTATATGGTAATGATTTAGATCCTAATGATTGTTCACTTGCTGTAAATTCAACTATTATGGCTGATATAATGAACCCATCATCAGGTATTGCTTCTTACTTTATTAGACAAGATGCAGTTGGTGGAAATGGTACAGAATTAAAAACAGGTGCTGTAGGCTTAATCTATGGTATGGATGTTTTCTATTCTCGTGCTATATCTACATCAGGCACAGATGGAACAGTTGTTGGTGCTGCATACCCAAGTAATGCTTGCGTATTTGCTGCACAGCAAGATGTTAGAGTTCAATCTCAATATGATGTTGAATACCTTGGAACAAAAGTCGTGGCTGATATGGTTTATGGTTCTAAACTAATAGATGAATCAGGCGATATAAGAGGTGTAAATCTTGCTAATCCGTAGAAAGTAGTTAGCGATAAGCAATGAATAATAAAAGGGGGAGTGTAATGCTCCCCCTTTAATAAAATGGAGAAATTATGATTTATTTAAAAAATTTAAATGGTATTGTAAGAGAGTTTAAAGATGGAGATACATCAACAGTTGATTCTTTAATTGATTCAGGGAGATGGGAAAGAATAGCAGGAAGAAAAGATTGGTCGCCATATAATGAAAAGAAAAAAGCATCTAAAAAGGCTAAATAATGGCAAGAAATCCAATGATAAATACAGTAACAGGGCAACCTAGAGTTATTCGCAAAAAAGGCGATTTAACAACAGGAAAAGGTGATTGGGTTCGTGGTGAACTTATTGATGAAAAATATAAGAAGAATTACGATAAAATATTTGGTAAAAAAGATATACTTATTGAAAATAAAATGATTGCCCCTGAAGATGAGCCTTCTTAAAGATATAAAAAAGCATGAAGGCTTCAGATCTACTGTATATCAATGCACAGAAGGTTATGATACTATAGGATATGGTTTTGCTATAAAGGATCTGGAGCTTGATGAAGATATAGCAGAATTAATATTAATGAGAAAATTACATGATTTACAGAAAAGAATTGCCTCAAGATTTGGGTGGTTCTACAATAGCCCTGAAGAAGTTAAAGATGTAGTAACTAATATGTGTTACCAGTTAGGATTAACAGGCTTTAGCAAATTCAAAAAAACAATTTATTTACTAGAAACAGAGCAATATGAGGAAGCTTCAATAGAAATGCTCGACTCCTTATGGGCTAAACAAACACCAAACAGAGCTAAGGAACTTAGCGAAATATTAGGGAGTATAAATGGACACACTAAGGACAGCGATTGAATCGAAAGCAGGAACTATAGCACAAGGTGTAGGTGGTATAGGCTTATCTTACATAGAATTAATACCTATTTGGCTAAGAATAGGAATTTTATTAGCAGTATTTATAAATGTATGGTTAAAACTTATCAAGGAAATTAGATAGGCAAATTAGGAATAAATAATTTTCTATACTAAATTATTTCATAATAAACAAGGTAAATATATGGCTTTAAAGGATAAAGGAGTTGTCAATAGAGCTATTGTAACTCCTGATAAACACTTTCCTTTACATGACAAACCAAGTATTAATGTTCTCTGCAAAACAATAGAAATAGTCAAACCTGACATTTATGTTGATTTAGGAGATATAGGGGAATGGAGTGCATTCTCAGCTTGGAAATATAAAAGAAAGAAAGCACCCCCTTTAGAGTTTATGATCCCTGATATGGATGCAGATGTTGATGATGTCAATAAATGTATGGACATTGTTGATGAATCCCTTGATAAAGCAGATTGCAAGAAAAAATATATAACAGAGGGTAACCACGATAACTGGCTTAATATGGCAGTTGAAAAATATCCCTACATCTCTCAATATAAATTTGCTAAAGCAGTAGATTTAAAAGGTAGAGGATATACTTACTACCCTTTTGGAAAACACTTAAAAATAGGCAAGCTCTACTTTTATCATGGGCATCAGTATGGAGGACAGTATCATACTGCAAATCATTTAAGGAAATTAGGATGCAATATAATGTATGGACATTGGCATGATTTACAACAAATGTCTGCAACTCACATGGATGGGGCTAAATCGGCTTGGTCGATTGGATGTCTTAAAGATATGTCGGATGAGGCAAATTCATGGTTGGGTAATAGAAGAATTAACTGGGCTCATGCATTTGCGATAGTAGATTTTTATAAAAATGGATTATTTACAGTACACATTATTCAGATCATTAATGGACAAACATCGTTATGGGGAGAATTAATAGATGGAAATAAATAATTTTCACTATATTATGATGGGGGAAAATGGAAAAAGAAACAATAGAAGGATTGATTGGGCAGTATGGGTGGATGGCTGTGTTAGCCTTCTTTTTCCTTATAGGTCGTAATACTATAGAATCTCTTATAGAGGCTATCAAAGTCTTTGCAGGAGATGATTTAAATACTGATGATGTGATTTATTTTGATGATAGACCTGCTAGAGTAGTAAGAGTAGGTTTATGGAAAACGATTTTATTTATATATGAAGTAGGTTGTGTAGATGGAAAGCCTTTTATTAAAGGTGGTAATAAGGTAGCTATACAAAATGATAAACTTAAAGATCACCTTATTGAAAAGCCACTACCTATGTTAGATTTAAAGAAGTGGGATAACTGTGAGGAAGATAAGTGACAGAGTTAGGATATTTTTTATTAGGATTTGTAATATTTTTTGTAGGAGGTTTATTAATAACACATGATGATTTGGAGGATTAAATGATACCACTTTGGTTAGGTAAAATAGCTGCAAAGCAGATTATTAAAGCAGTTAAACACAAGATAGATCTAAAGAAGATTGATAAATATGTTAATAAACCTAATGAGTTGGACATTCAAGTTAGACAGATGCAGAAAACTATAAGAAAACAAGGAAAAACTATAGAAGAGTTAGAAAAGAATAATGCAATACTCAACAGAGATTCACATCCTCCGATTTTTACAAAAAGAGGGTATGATAATATTTTAAGAAGGTTAAAAAAATTAGAAAAAAAGGAGAAATAACATGTTTGAATTAATTTCAGCAAATTGGGAATGGTTTTTATTAGCACTATATGTTTTAGAAAAAGGTATTAAACTTAGCCCATCTAAAAAAGATGATTTAGTATGGGATATGGTATTAAAACCTTTAAGTGATAAATTAAGAGGAAAATAGTGCCAAGAAGGAGTATATCAAAAACTAACCCTAGAGATTTTGAACCTCGAAAGAGGAATCCAATATCTCTGGGGTTGGATTCTAATTTAGATAGTGATCTTAAGAAGATTTTTATTGGAAATTTAGAATCAGGGTTAGAATTGTCTAAAAATAATATAAAAGCAACATCAGAATTGTTAGCTGAGAATATTTTTACAGATAATTTAAAAACAGCTAACATAGATTCTGTAACTCCAACAGGATTGGTAAACATTAAAAAAGATGGAACTATTTATAGTATTTTTTCTGTACACCATAGTGGTAGTTACTTAAGATTATATGAAAATGGAGGTGCAAGTGAAGATGATTACCTTGATATTGGTGTAAAGGAAAATGGTGAAACAGTTATTTCAACAACTGATTCTGCTGGAGCAAATGGACATATTAAGATAGAGCCAGATGGAAGTTTTTTAATAAAAGAAGTAGCAAGTGCTGGAGCAGATGTAGCAGGATATGGTCAGTTATGGATAAAGAACAATACTGCTAATGAACTGTGGTTTACAAATGATGCAGGAAATGATATTCCTATTAGCTTACAGCCATTTATTAAAACATCTCAATTTCAAGATGATGTAGGAACTACACAGCATTATATTCCATTTAATAATATTGCAGAACAGTCTTCAAATGGAACTGAAAATGTAGGTTTTATTGCTCCATTTAATATGACCTTACAAAAAGTTGCTATAAAATGTAGTGAGGATATTTCTGGAGCTACAATAGAAGTGGGAATGTGGGCAATAAATGATGGTAGTGCAACGAATCATCATCCAATTGCAAGTCAAAACAATGTTGATGTTACAGGTGGTACAGCTCATACAAATGCAGTTGCAGATTTTACAGGAACTGTTGGTTCTGGTTCTTCTGGAAGTGGTGGTTCTAATGCGATAACAGCAGGACAATTTGTAGATATAAGTATTCAATTAGATAGTGATGAAACAAGTAGTAGTGCTGAATGGTGGATTACTTGTTATTTTTTAGCAGATTTAACAGCGACAATATAAAAAGGAGAACATAGGGGATGGACTTTGATAAAAAGATAGAAGATTTACAAAAAACTGCTGACAATTTCAGGAATGCCTATATGAAGTGTATGGGAGCTATTGAATTTTTACAGCTAGAAAAAGAAGCTATAAAAAAAGATAAAAAAAAGGATAAATAATGGCAAGTTTTACAGGAAATAGTCTGGGAAGTGTATATAAAGATATTTTACATACATCTAATTCTAATACAGGCATAGGATCAAGTATAAAACAAATAACTTGTGGTGATGGAGATACTACAGCACTATATTTATCTGATAGGAATTTAAAGGTTCAACCTTCAACTGACACTACTACTAATACAGTTATATACGATGCTGATGGAAATGCTTTACTTACAGTAGATTCTACTAATGATTTAATAAAAGCAGGAATTGGACAGCATAATATAAACACTCAATATGCTTATTTTGGTATAGGTAGTGGAGATAGTGTATGGGCAGGAAGTTCTTCAGGAACTCACTATGCAGTTCCTTTTAACAGTATAGCAACTCAAGCACTAGTAAGTGGTGGTACTGGAACTGATCCTGTTACTAGTTTTACTATTGGAAGCGATGCAGATGATATAACTGGATGTATGTGGTATATTCTTGATAATATTACTATAGATAGAATTGTTTGGTGGCATGGGGGTGATGCTTCAGGTTCAGATATAGCGAGGGTACATTTATCTCAATTCGATGTAGTCACAACAGTAGGATCTACAAGTGGAGATTTATCAAGTGGTACAGTTATAGCTTCAGGGTCAGATATATCAGGAGCAGGTTATGAACAGGCTTATTATCAAACTATATCCCCATCAACTGCTAATGTTGATGCAGGAAAAGTTCTAATGTTCTTTTTTAGGGCAGATTCAGTTAATTCAGATTTCACAATTAATGCAACAGTAAAATATCATTTAAGGTAAGGGAGTAAAAATGGCAACAGGAAATATAAATTTAGGCATTCTTGGAAAAACATTTTCAAGATCAAAGTCTTATACTAATTCATTTGAAAATGTACAAGAGGTCGATAATACAGATGGATTCATAAATCTATTAACAGTATCCACTACTAAAGGAGCAAATACTGTTAGCAATATAAAAGCTCTATGTATACATAATGAGAGTAGTGTTGGAGCAGAAATTCAATTTATATATCAAGATTGGAAAGACAATTCTAATACAGATGAGGCTAACTCAGTAGACTTAGGCCCTGGTAGTGCAACAGTTAATAGATATACGACAATGTTATTACCTGCTGGAGAGTTTATGTACATACCTAATGGAAGAATGGTTAGTTATGCTGAAGATGCTTCTGCTGCTAATGCTACTTCTATATCTAATGTTGCTCCAAACTCTAATGAATATACAGATTCTACAGCAGATGTAGATACTGCAACAGATGGAGCTATAGCTTCAGGAACAACAACTACAACTTTATATTTGGAAGATGGTCATTCTAAGTTTTTTAAAGTTAAAGATTTAATTCGTTTGGAAAATGAAATCTGCGAAGTGACTGCTGTTGGAACAGGTGCTGATTTAGCTAATAGTACATTGACTATAATAAGAGGAACTCATGGCTCGACTGCTGCAACTCATGCAGACGATGTAGCTGTTAGATTCCCCTTTTTTAATGCTTATAATAATTACGATAGATATACTGTTGCCCAAACAAATAAAGATGGTAAGTTTAAATGTATGAACTTTTTTGGATATGGGAGAACCTCTGATACAATTTCAGATGGAATAGTTCCAGGTTCTGTATGTTTTAAATTTTATACACAAGCATATCAAGAAGTTGGTTTATCAGGTATAACAGCTAATACAAATTCTGGGCTTTCTGCTAGTACAGCTTATTATTTTACCATCGCTGTAGATGGAGGATCTGCTTATGAGGTTGCTTTTACAACTGACTCATCAAATGTTAATTTTGGTGGAAAAAATGGAATTATAAGTAAGATTCAAGATATTTTAGATACTCAGTATTATACAGAAGGTAATCTATTTGAAAAGAGAGTTACTGTTGGTATTATAAATGGAGATTTGAGATTTACATCAGGTTCAAGATTATCAACATCTGCAATAGCTTTAACAGCAGGAACAAGTGGAGGCAGTAATACTACTAATTTATTTGATGGAAGTAATCAGATAGCTAGATTCCCTGCAAAAGTAGAAACAGCAGTTGCATCAAGATTACCTGATGATACTATTTTAGATAGAGTTACTTATGAGGAAAGACCAAACGAATCAGTATTAATGTATGATGATGGACAGGGAAATCTTGTTGGAGCAGGTTCTGGTACAATTTCTTATGAAACAGGAGCTGTGGATTTTACAGGGCCTCAAAATTCAGAGTTTGTAATTTCAGCTACTTATTTATCGGCTCATAGTGGAGGTACTGATGTTTCAACAACTAATGGTAAAAACCATATAACTTCAGTTGGAGCAAGAAGTACAAATGGAAAATTAAATGCAAAAATTAGAGTTATAGCTCTTAATTAATTATGCCTTATAAAAAAACAAAATCAGGTAAATATAAAAGCCCAAAAGGGAAAAAAAAGACTAAAAAACAAATTAAAGCATATTATGCTTCAAAGAGTAAAAGGAGAAAATAAATGGCCTCAGCACCGACATATTGCACACAAAGACAATTAAAGGATATATTTCCACAAGTAGATTCTTTCGATAGTAAGAAGCCTCTATATGGGTGGACTTTAGGCTTATCAGACTTTGATAGCACTCTAGATATATATTATGCTGATAATGTAGGACTTATAACTCAGTTGTTTTTTGATGGAGGTCAAGTTAAAGGTCACAAATTCCCTGCAACTGCTACAACTACAGTAGATGGTGCTTTTGATGCTGATGCAGGAAGTTTTGATGTTACGAGTGGCTCAGGTTTTGGAGTTGGTGATATAATAAAAATAGGGAGTGAATACTTTGATGTTACAGGAGTATCTACAAATACAATAACAACTTCAAGTGGTAGAGGAATGTTTGGGACTACTGCTGTAGACCATGTAGATGATGAATCTGTTTATTTAGTATATGATTTAAGTGGTGGTTCAGGTTCAGGTGGAACAAGCGATGCTCCATCTTATGTGTATGATTCAGAAATGGATAAAATTTTATTAATAGTAGATACTAAAGACCCTAACGATTATTTGGTAGAAGCAGGTGAAGATTATTCAACATTAATTACAAGAGTGATGGCTAATGCTAGTAGATATTTAGATGCCAAATTAGACCCCAACCTACCCAAAGAACAATTAAAAGACAAAGAAGGTAATTTTGATTATATCATAGTAAGGACAACTGCACTTATAGCAGCAACTTTTATGATTAGAGCTCATGATCCTCAATCAGAGATTGCAAATGCACTTATGGAAGATGCACAAGGCAATATTGATTCTTTAAATAGTGGAGGGGCAGCATTATCATGGCAAACAACAGGCGACTCATCAAAAGGTGTTATAAGAGATGTTACCTATACATCAGGAAACATAAGACCTGTAGATACAAGAGGGAGATGGACAGGCTCTTGGGATTTATTAAAGGTTAAGATTATTACAGGTGGAGCTTTAGGAACTGCTACATATTCTGTATGGAATAAAGATTCAACATCCTTGAAAAATAATCAAGTTATAACAGAAGAAAAAATTACAGGAGATTTTCAGCAATTAGCAGGTGGGCTTCAAATTAGATTTGGTGGTAGTGCAGACGATTCTATAGCTACAGCAAACAATGAATGGGAAGTAGAAGTATCAGGATGGGCAGAGGAAGTAGACAATTCTGCTATTAATTCAGTAAGAATGACTAGAAGATAGGCGATTTGGAAAAATAGATAAATGGCTGTAAATTTTACAAACAACTGGAAGAATATTTTAGACAAGTTAGAGTCTGTTCTGGAAACAGAATTTAAAGGTGCTCTACCTGTTTATAAAGGTAAAGATATACCTAAAGGTGCAAATCAAGCTTTACAGCTTATACCTACAGGTTCAGTCTTAACTGAATACAATGCTACCTCTGAAACAAGAGAATTTTCTGTAACTGTTAGGTATGTTTTTGCAGATGCTAATGTTAATGAAAGAGCATTAGATCATATTCTAAGACAGATTTCAAGAATAGAAGCTTTAATACATGATAATGTAGCTATGACACTTTCAGATAGCAGTAATGCTTTTAATTGCAGATTTGAGAGTACAGATTTAAATACTGATGATGAATCAGGTGTTTATGTAACAGAATGGGCATGGAAATGCCAGCACTTAGGAAATATAGGCTAGGAGGGCTTATGAAAATAAAACTAAAAAATGGAGTATTATTGCCTAATAATTGGAAAAGCTGTGGATGCTCTGCTGATGATTGGGCAGACCTAAATAGTGGTAAATCGATAGAAGTCAATTCTGTTCCAAAATTAATAGAAGATAATGTAGATGTTGTAGAATCAGCATCAAAAAATAAAAGTAAAAGTAAGGAGAGTAAATAATGGCAACAGTAGCACATTCATTTTCCCCTAAAGAGTTTAAATGCTTTGTTATATCTGATGCAACTAATGCAGGAGCATCAGGCATACATTCATCGAATATGCAACAACTAGATGTTGATTCAATATCATTTCCATCACTTAATGTAAATCAAACATTAGATGTTAGAAGTGGTGTTGGAGCTACTCTGAAGGATGAAGATTTTTTTCAAGACAATAAAATGAGAGTAGTAGAGTTAAGTTTAGCAGGAACATTGCATGATGATGCAGGACATAGATTACTTATAGCTAATATTTGTGGAGCTGCACAAGCAGATGATACAAATCAAACTATTGGAAGTGGTCATAAAATAGTAGCACAAAAATATGGAGCTGCTGTAACAAATAATGCTTCATCTTTAACTGTAGTTCTTCAACCATCAGATGTTAGTAATCAAACAGGTTTAGAATTTCCTGGAATGGTTGTTACTAACTTTTCAATTTCTGCAGATGCAGGCACAGAAGGTGGTAGATATAAATGGAGTGCTACACTTCAATCAGGCAAAGTACCTGATTTAGCTTCTACTACTGCTGCAGGAAGTACAGTATATGCAAATACAACTGGTACAACCTTAGCTTCTGCAAGTGGTGTTGAAGTTTATAATGCAGATGCAGTATTAAATAGCTTTACTACTACAATCGATTATCCTGCTGTATTTACAGGCATAACATCTACAGGATATGAAATAGTTAGCAGAGGAGCTGAATGTTCTGTAACTCATGATTGTCAAGTTAAATATGATGGAAACACTAAAGGATTAGTAAACTCATTTGATACACAAACTGCTGCAAATGCAGAAACTACATTTATTGTTGTGAATAATGGTAAGTTTGGGGTAGATACAGCTAATGGAGTATTGACAAATGTAGCATATTCAGAAGGCGATGTAATGATGCTTGATGTTTCAATTAAAGCTGTTGATGATGGTACTGATGATGTACTTATAATTGATTTAAGTGACTAATAAGTAAAATACGAGGAGAGTATGAAAACAAAGCTGCAATCAGGCAGAGAGGTTGAAATAAAAAACCTATCTGTTGATGAACGAGATGAATTATTAGACAATGTAGATACAGACACTTCACAGGATGGAGTTAAGATAAAGGCATTACACTCTACTATGACTAAGTTTATTAGAATGGGTGTAAAAGGATCTAATGATAAATTTATATTATCTTTATCCTTCGCTGAAAAGACAGAGATATTCCAAAT